CCAAAAAACTTCACTTGGACTATCGGATGGAGGAGTTATGTTTGGCAGGAAAAAGAAACACAAGAATTCAAAGACCTCACAGCATCAGAGCATAAGAAACTTTACGATGGAGGAACTCTCAGTCACCCCGAAGATGATAGAGGAAGCGATACAGAACTCCCCGATTCCACAGCCGATGAAGGAAGCACTGCTCAGTGAACTTCCAGAGTTTGTGGAACATGTTGATGAGGCAACACAAAAAATCTTCAACCCTTCCGCCATCTGGCTTGAAACAATCCAGTTTGCTGACTATGTATCTCAACTTGCTTCTCATCTCAGGGAAGAACATGGACCAGAGTGCAGAGAAGAAATCTCAGAGCGACTCTTGATAATGGCAGAGTCTTTCAAGGACTTAGCCGAAAATGCAATGGAAGTTTTAGACAACTCAGATAAGGTGTTTAAACATGGCGCACAGTAACAAGGAAACTTTATCCATCGTGTGGTGCGACAATGGAAATACCGATGGTAAATTCACAGAAGGTTTGGTTTACACACTGATACATGCCCCAACTGTAGGCGTGATGATTAACAATGCCATCCGTGTTCAGGGCAATCAGATTGCTCGTCAGCGCCAAGCAGCCATAGAGATGTGGCAGAAGGTGAATACTGATTGGGCACTGTGGGTTGACTCTGACATCGTGCTAACTAAAGAGATGCTTAAGACTCTATGGGATACAGCAGATAAGCACACTCGCCCAATAGTCAGTGGTGTGTACTTCATCAGCAAGGGTATGGAGAACTCACTGATGCAACCTATGCCATGTGTCTTTAATGAAACTGATAATCAGTACGAGATTACATACCTACATCCACTGCCTAAGAATCAGATAGTGAAGGTAGACAATGCTGGCATGGGTCTAGTGCTGATGCACAAGAGTGTACTCAAAAGTTTAAACGAGAAGTTTCCTGATGACTTTTGGTTTGGTGAGAACAACGAGCGTGGCGAGAAGTTTATCGGTGAGGACATTGCTTTCTTCCGCAAGGTTAAAGCATGTGGCATCCCGGTTTATGCACACACTGGCGTGATTGCCAAGCACATGAAGCGCTTTGCATTTGATGAGGCGTACTACAACCTGTACTGGGCTGCCGTTGAGCATGCAGAAAGGAGAGAGCGTGAGTCTGCAAAAGAGCAACAAGCGTAGAGGCGCTGCTTGGGAAATAGATTTAACCGATTGGTTTATGGAGCAAGGTTTAAACGCACAGCGTTTGCCTCGTGCTGGTCGCAATGATGTTGGTGATGTGTTCGTTCCCGGTGTTAATGGAGTCTATGTAGTAGAAGCCAAAGCACCACGCAGAGATGGGCGCATTGACCTAAGCGGTTGGATACGAGAGGCAGAGATTGAAGCAGAGAACTACCGAGTAGCCAAGAGATTAGCGGTTGCACCTACGCCACTGGTAATTATTAAGGCGAGTAACAAAGGAGTAGGTGAAGCCTATGTCGTTCAGAAACTCAGTGATGTCCTCCCAAACCTCTAAGCATGACATCGTTAAAGTGCTTGAGCACTACGGATTTACTATTCCTCAGAATCGTGGTGGCTGGCAATCAGTGCGCTGTGCTTTCCACAATGACCATGTAAAGTCTGCTCGTTTAAACATAGACTGTGCTGGTTTCAGATGTTTTGCCTGCGACATGGCGGAGATGTTTACTCAATTATCATGAAGAAAGAAGGAGTGGCGTATGGCGAGGCTCTCAAAATCGCAGAGAGAATTACTGGCGAAAGCAACACAGAACTACGAAGGAAGCCTAAGCGAAGCGCTCCCTTATCTAGCGAGTCGCGGTATAACAGAGGCGACAGCGCGTACATTCCGCCTCGGCTTCGTGGCGAATCCTGAAACTGGACACGAGTTGTATCAAGGTAAGTTGGCTATCCCTTACCTAACTCCATCGGGTGTGATTGACATTCGCTTCCGTAGTTTAAACGCAGACTCGGGACCGAAGTATCTATCAAGACCCGGTGCAAGTACGCACATCTACAACATCCAAGCATTGACCCAAGACACTGGCATGCTGGTTGTTTGTGAGGGTGAGATAGACACAATCATTGCATCGCAAGTTGGCTTCACTGCTGTTGGTTTGCCCGGTGCAAATAACTGGAAGCCTTATTACTCACGCGTTCTTGACGGGTGGGAAAAGATAATGCTGTTCTGTGATGGCGATAATGCTGGCAGAGAAATGGCAAAGACAATTAGCCGTGAACTAGACAATGTATTCCCCGTGTTCATGCCTGACAATCAAGATGTTAATGATGTTTTCTTGAGCGAAGGAGCAGAGGGACTGCGCAAACGAGTGGGTGTTTAAACAGTGGAGCCAATCAGACAAGTTTATGGCGATGGTAAGCGTGAGAAAATCATGGCTGCTAGGTTATCGGAGTTATACCCGTGGAAGTTTTACACTACTCCGCGCTTCTACTTCACAGACTTTCATCTCACCAAGTTGCACGGCGGTGGTCGTGAGAACTACATAGGTGACATTGAAATCAAGTGGCTTAAGAGTGACAGTAGCAAGCCCGCCATCTTCCCCTTCAACAAGTTGCAACAGATGCTTATTGCCCCACCATACACAGATGGAGCGGAATGTTTCCATCGTATTTGTTTTAGGTTTGCAGATGGTTTGATTATTCTTCCTGCCCGCGAACTTGGCAACATCGTGCCCGTATTCCATACCCGTTGGGATACCAAAGAGCGTGACCTTGTTATTTTTGTGGATGCCTCAGAGTTTAAACACTATTGGGTTGATGAGATAGTAAACGAGGAATAACTATGGATGAACAAGACAAAGTATGGGAAACTATTTATGGCGTTGCCCGTCAAGTAGCAAGCCGTGCTAATCGCATACATCGTGGACTCGTAACTACTGATGATTTGTACCAGCACTTATCCTTGTGGGCACTGGAGCACTGGCACAAGATTGAACAGTGGCAAGGTGAGGAGAGTCTAAAGTTTAAACTGCGTAAGACTTTCTATAATGAAGCGCAGAAGTATGTAGCCAAGGAACGAGCGCAACACTCACGCGCCCCAATAAGTGACAGTTTCTACTACACACACGAGGTGTTGCATGAATTGTTGCGTGATGTTTGGAGCCATGTTGGATGGACAGATACGCCGGACATGAGCAGTGAATACATAGCGCACACCTCAAAGCCTTCAGAAGGTGGCAATCGTTTAGCATTGTTATCAGATGTCGCTGCAGGTTTGGGTCGTTTAAACAAAGCAGACCAAGACTTGCTGCGCATGCGTTATGCAGACGGTGGTATGGAGTTTGGTGCGCTCGCTGAAACTTATGGCAGTACCGAAGAAGCCATGCGTAAGCGTGTCAAGCGTGCACTAACCAAGTTGCAAGACAGGTTGGGTGGCGAAGCACCAGTGTGGCGTGGGCGTAGGCGTGTTCGTAGTAACGCAGAAGCAAGAGCAGAGATACGAAACCAAGAGGAGCAAGAATGATTATTGGATTGAGCGGGTATGCCCGCAGTGGTAAGGACACAGTTGCTGAGTTGCTCGTATTGAACTATGGGTTTAAACGAATGGCGTTTGCAGATGGCATCCGACAAGCGTTGCTTGCACTCAATCCCATCTTGCATGACGGACATCGTTTAAACGAAATAGTTACTATGTATGGATGGGAAGTAGCCAAAGGTAAAGATGAAGTGCGCCGGTTACTACAAGTTATGGGCACAGAAGTCGGGCGCAAGTTAATCAACGAAGATGTGTGGGTGTGGCGTTTGTTTAATCAGATAAACACTGATGAGCGCATCGTTATACCTGATGTTAGGTTCCCTAACGAAGCAAAAATGATTGAGCAACAGGGCGGTGATGTGTGGCGTATAAACAGACACAACCACGGCGCAGTAAATAACCATGTATCAGAGCGTGCCATGGATAACCACATGTTCAAGCATGTTCTTTACAATGATGGAACGCTGGATGATTTAGCAGATGAAGTATTTATGTTGATGCACAATGTCTACAAATTAAAATGAGAAGCACTCGCCGGTTGACAGAAAGGAGTACCCGATGAAAGGAGGGTTAGCGAGTGCCTCTCAAGACTTAACTATACACTACCTATAGATGGATTGCAAAGAGATGTCGTTGAACGCCCACTTGAACGCACGGCGTTTTAACTCCCTGCGAAACGCGGTCAAGCCACCCCAAATTCCGTGGCGTTCGTGAACCATGCCCCATTCCAAGCATGCCTCCCTTGCAGGGCATCCACCACAGAGGCGCTCGCTGAAGTACCGCTCCTCCTCCCGGGAGAATTTATCCCGAGATGGGTAGAACAATTCAGTGTCTATCCCTCTGCACTTGGCGTTCGCAAATAACTCCGGGTTATACCGGAGTGTATAAACAGTTAAGCCAAGGTTGTTTACTTTCTCGCTTATTACTTTATGATACTTTGGTCGCTTCGGCATAGCCTGCTCCTAACAAGTATTCCATTACGGTGGCAACAAGTATCTCCACCCTCATGGGTCGGGTAACTATTGGGTCGGCGGGATTCTCTGCGTTAAAGGTAAGCCCGCTTGTGACTAGGTGTTTTGTAACGCCTTGTAATAATTCAGGATTCATCAGTACCACCGCCTTGCCAAGTTGCTACCGAGAGCCTTGCAAATATTTCCGCCGTACTTTCTTTGGATATATGCAAGTCCTGCTTCAACTTGTGCGAAGCCGTTATCGGTTCGTTTAAACCCTACGAGTGCCCATGTTG